TGGCGAGACCTAAAGCGGAAATTGGAGAAACTATATGAACAGTGAAGCGTGGAGACTTATAGACTACATCACATTCAAGTTAGACTGCGCTAGGGAACAGGAGGCCCTACGGTGGAAATTAGATGTTGCTAAAGCTAGTATGCACCTTGCTGAATGGCAGGGGATGAAGGAAGATAAGGTTGAGCAACTAGCTAATGCTATGCCCCGTCATGTACTTACTAAGGTGCAGAACAGGCCCAAGGTGATGTATCGTAAAGATGGTAGCCTAAGCAGTCACGGGGAGAACTTTGAGGCTCTTAGAAAGCAGTACAAGCAGCCTGAGACGGTACAGAGTTTTGTTGTGCAGACAGGAGAAGAACGGGGTAATCCCAACTCGGTGTCCCAGATTAAGGATTGGCTGTTTAGTATAGGATGGCAACCTAGAACATTTAAGTTTTTAAGAGAGGCTAATGGTGATGAACGACAGATTGAGCAAGTCAGGAAAGATGGGGAACTATGCCCGTCAGTTAAGAAGCTGGCTGTTAACGATCCTGCTGTTTCTATTCTGGATGGTCTTTCTGTTCTTACTCACAGAATCGGGATACTCAAGGCATTCCTAGAGTGTGAGGTGGATGGATACCTAGAAGCTGGTGTAGCTGGCATGACTAACACTATGAGGTTTAAACACGCTAAACCTTTGGTTAATCTCCCCTCAGTGGAAAAGCCCTATGGTGCTGAGATACGAGGGTGCCTGATTGCCCAAGAGGGTTATGTGTTGTGTGGTGCGGATATGACTAGCCTAGAGGATACAACCAAGCGTCATTACATGCAGCCACTAGACCCTGAGTATGTAGCAGAAATGTCAAAACCAGGATTTGACCCACACCTTGACCTAGCTAAACATGCTGGTGTCATCAGCCAAGAGGACATAGACAAGCATAACACAGGAGAACGCAGTTTAAAGGCATTGCGTAAGAACTACAAAGTAGTCAACTACAGTGCCACTTATGGTGTTAAAGAGGCTACGCTGTCTCGTACTACAGGTATGAAGAAGTCAGAGGCTAAGAAACTACTAGCTGCCTTCTGGGATCGTAACTGGTCCGTAGAGGCCGTGGCAAAGGGTGTACGTGTACGTGAACCACAGGGGCTAGGGGGTATGTGGCTAAAGAACCCTGTCAGTGGTTTCTGGTACAGCCTACGTAGTGAGAAGGACCGCTTCAGTACACTTAATCAGGGTACAGGCGTCTACTGTTTTGACACTTGGGTTAAGCACTGCCGTAAAGATGGTGTCAAAACGATAGGACAGTTTCACGATGAAATTATCACTTTGGTAAAAGAGGGAAAAGAGACACAAGAAAAGATTAGTATGGAAGATAGCATAGAGCGGTTGAACGATGAGTTGCAACTAAATGTACCTCTGGGTATTGATGCTCAGTTCGGTAACAGTTATGCTGACATTCACTAAATTTATTTTACAGAAAGTGTTTTTTCTGTGAGAAAATGTTGCTATATATAAGTACCCGCATAAGGAAAGGAAACCGACATGGGAAAGAAAGTTTACGTTGAGTGTCCAGTTAATTGGGCTAAGTTGCGTGAAGAAGACCGAGACATGGGTAAGAACATGCAGGAAGGTTCTGATGCACGAAACAAGATTGACGAAGTACAGGGACGATATACTGTACAGCTAATGCTTGATAAGGACACTAAGAAGAAGATGGTGTCTGATGGTGTACCTAACAAGGGTATGCAAGCACAGTTGTTCAAAGAGGATCAGGATGGTGTTGAATACTTCTCAGCACGACGAGGACATTTTAATCCTAAGTTCAAGGATCAGAACACAGGGGAAATGGGCGTAGTAATGGGACCACCGCGTGTCCTTAAAGAAGACGCTGACGGTGTTCTAGTTGATTGGGACTTTGAGGCAGACGGTCTTATTGGTAACGGTAGTAAGGTTGTAGCAAAGCTAGATGTCTGGGACGGTAAGCTGACTACCTTAGAAGCAATTAAGGTAGTAGATCATGTACCCTACGAAGCAGACGGGAGTGCTTTCTAATGACTAAAGCCACCATCATCTTTGAAACCTCGGAAGAGGTAGATGGTTACGAAAGTAAGACTACTGTTGAGCGTCATAATGTAGACACTCTTGAGAATCTTGCGTACTTCTACAGTGAGGCTACAGTGGCAGGGGGCTGGACTTACGTTAAGGCAGTGGCCCTAGAAAAAGAGGATGAGACTATTGTCTGGTCCGACATTTGAGCCTAAGCATGTCTTAGTTGATGGTGACATTGTTGCGTACAGGGCTGGGTTTGCCTCAGAGGGTAAGACCAGTGCAGATGCAAAGGACAAAGTAGATGAGGTTATGAACTTTATAGCTTCTAACACTATGTCCTTCCCTGTACCTGACAGGTTCCATACGTTCTTAACTGGGACTGATAACTTTAGGTTTGCTATAGCTAAGTCGTATCCTTACAAGGGGAATAGGAGCAAGTCGGAAAAGCCTGAGTACTTACAACATTCAAGGGATTATCTAGTGTCTAAGTACAAAGCAACTATAAGCTACGGAGAGGAAGCTGATGATCTTATAGCTAAGGCTGCAACTAAGTATGGGCCTAATACTGTCGTAGCTTCTATAGACAAGGACATGCTACAAATACCTTGCTGGCACTATAACTTTGGCAGAGATGAATGGTCACAGGTAGATGAGTGGGGCGGCTCTAAGTTCTTTTACACTCAGATACTAACTGGTGATGCAGCCGACAACATAAAAGGGATCAAAGGTGTTGGCCCTGTTAAAGCTGGTAAGTTGCTTAAGGATTGTACAACAGAGGAAGAACTGTGGTACGCTTGCTTAGAGGCTTATGAGGGTGACTATGACCGTGTAGTGGAAAATGCCAGACTACTGTGGCTAAGGAGAAGAGAGGAAGAGTTATGGGAGCCCCCAACAGTGAGAGACGGAGACACGCAATAAAGAATGGATACCGATCTGGCTTGGAAGAGGATATATCTAAAGACTTGACTGAACGGGGTGTAGACTTTGAATATGAGAAGCTAAAGGTAAGATGGCAACTCTTAGAGTACAAGACCTACACCCCTGACTTTAAGTTACCTAACGGTATTATCATTGAGAGCAAGGGCAGGTTCGTTGCAGCGGATCGTAAGAAACATCTTAAGATTAAGGACCAACACCCGTTCCTTGATATTAGGTTTGTGTTCTCTAACTCTAGGGCTAAGTTAAACAAAGGTGCAAAGAGTACTTATGGGGATTGGTGTGACAAGCACGGTTTCTTATATGCAGATAAAAGGATACCCGACGAATGGTTGTTGAAAACGTAGCTACCTTTAAGGTACACAAAGTAAAGGATGGTCCTTACCAAGACGAAGAGGATGGTATGTGGTGGTTGTTATGCTGGGTAGAAGATTGTGACCCAGAAGACCCAGACGATGCTATGTTTGATGAGGAAGTTCCCTTCTCTACATTCACTAATGCATACAACTTCAAGAAACACTTTGAAAGTTCTATTGACCCTATCTTAATAGAATTTCGTACTGGAATGGCGGTGAAGTATGACGGGTAAAACAGCTATTGTGTTCTCTTGCGCTCATGTAGACCCATCAGTGGGAAATGAAAGGTTTGATTGGCTAGGGGAATTAATCTATGAGGTCAACCCACACTACATCATTGACTTAGGTGATGGTGCAGATATGCGTTCACTGAATAGCTTTGACACACGCTACCCACAAGCTATGTGCGCTCAGAGTTACGAAGAGGATATAGACCACTATAACGAAGCTATGGACCGCCTGAGACGTAAGCCCAGTACCCGTAAGTATAAGGTGCCACAATGGTTTGGGTTTGAGGGCAACCATGAACATCGTATCAAACGTGCTATAGCACATGACCCACGACTAGAAGGAGACAAGTATGGTATTTCATACAGCCACCTACAGACTGACCACTGGTTTGATGAATACCATGAGTACGAGAACTCTGCACCAGCTATAAGGGATTACGATGGAATATCATATGCTCACTTCTTCAGTTCTGGTAACTATGGTACTGCTATGTCAGGGCTACATCATGCCAATGCACTAATGGCTAATAGGAACCACAGCAGTACTTGTGGGCATAGTCACAAGCGAGACCTTAAGTTTAGGGATGGGGCGCACCCTAATGGTATCATGGGCCTTGTAGTGGGTTGTTATAAGGGTGCAGCAGAGTCTTGGGCTGGTCAAGCTAACAACGATTGGTGGAAGGGTGTTGTCATTAAGAGGGATATTTCTGGTGGCATGTACGACCCTGAGTTTATATCACTTCAACGGTTAAAGGAGTTATACGGTAATGGGGAAGCGTTCTAACTTCAAGAGAGTACCAAGGGACTACTATCCTACCCCAATACAGGCTGTAGAGCCTCTAATACCTCATCTGCCATACTCCTTTGACTACTTGGAGCCATGTGCAGGTGATGGTAGGCTGATCTCTCACATAAGTCAGTTAACCAGTGGGCTAGGGGAGTGCATAGGTGCCTACGACATAGAGCCAAGACATGACTATGTACAGAAGATGGATGCGCTAACTATAGAAAGTGTCTCAGGTAGTTTTAGCAAGGACTTCTTAGCTATTACTAACCCACCTTGGGACAGGAAGATACTACACCCGTTGATAGACAACTTTTTAGGCATATGTCCTACTTGGTTGTTGTTTGATGCGGATTGGATGCACACTAAGCAGTCAGCTACCTTTATGACCTACTGTAAGACGGTTGTGAGTGTAGGAAGGGTTAAGTGGATTGAGGGAAGTAAGAGCCAAGGTAAGGATAATTGTGCTTGGTATCTCTTCGACTTTAGTAATGAAGAACAGACGCAGTTTTATGGGAGAATGATACAATGATTATGAGTAACAAAAGTATGGAAGCGTTCCGAGAATATAGTGATTGGGTGGAAGACAAGATCATTACTGAGGGTAAAGACCGACTGATGGAAAATGCTTTAGGTCTTATGGGTGAGGCTGGAGAAGTAGCCGAGAAGATTAAAAAGAGTATGAGGGACAAGACTGAGATTACCCCTAACGACATTGTAAAGGAACTAGGTGACGTTGTGTTCTATGCTACAGCCTTATCTAACTACTACAATGCTAACTTAGGTGTGACTATCTTAGAGAACCTAAACAAGTTAAATAGCCGTGAAGCTAGAGGTACTATTAAAGGAAGCGGAGACAATCGATGAAGAG